AATGAGAGTGATGAAAAAATGAATCTCCTTTATCAGACAATATTAACAATTAGAGGATAGAATGTTAAATCTAATTTCAGAAGCCGCAGACTTTAATAATGTTTCTTTTATTGTAGAAGAAAAAGAAGGCAAAAAAGACCTTTTTATTGAAGGGATTTTTATGCAGGCTGAAAAGAAAAATCGCAATGGTAGAATTTACCCAAAAGCTATTCTTGAGAGAGAAGCTAATAAATTCCGAGATAATCATATCTTGGCGAGAACAGCATTAGGCGAGTTGAATCATCCTGCAAGTCCTTCTATCAATCCTGAGAGAGCAAGTCATCTTATTGTTGATATGCATCTTGAAGGAAATGATTACGTAGGAAAAGCAAAAATTCTTAATACACCAATTGGTCAAATAGTTCGTGGTTTAATAGAAGATAATGTCCAATTAGGAGTATCATCCAGAGGTCTAGGGTCACTTAAAGAAGGAGTAGGTGATTATAGAGGAGCAAAAGTAATTCAACCTGATTATCGGTTAGTGACAGTTGATGTGGTTTCTGACCCATCAGCTCATGATGCATGGGTCAATGGAGTTTTCGAGTCTGTTAGTTATATAATTGAAAACGGTACTATTAAAGAATGTAATGTTAAAAAAGCATTGTCTGTTAGAGATAAAACCTTTAAGACTATGAATGAAAAATCAATATCTGAACTAGAGCAGAGCTATAGAATTAGAAACATGGTTGAATTTATAAGCAATCTAGGTAAATAATCTGTAGTAATTTTTCAATTGTATAAATAATAGTAAATAAAAATTTAATGTTTAAAGGAGTATATAAAATGTCATTGATTGATAAAATCAGAAAAGTTTTAGATGAAAAAATTGAGGAACAAGAAAAAGATCTTACTGCGCCGATAGTTGAAGACCTGGATGAGAAAAAAGCTGATGGTGATGAGGAAGATGATGATATGAAGGATGATGAAAAAGAAGACGACATGGATGATGATGAAAAAGAAGATGACAAAGACAGCAAGAAAAAGAAACCTGCTGTTGATGTAAAGGAATCTCTTTCTAAAATTTTCGCCAAAGCAAAAATTGAAGAATCTATCGCTACTGAATTGGAAACTTTGTTTCAGGTTGCTGTTGATGAGAAAGTTTCTGAATTGTCCGAAAAATACGAGGCTTATGTTGCTCAAGAGCTTCAGGAGTCCATTAATGAGATGGAACAACGCATTGACAAATATCTTTCCTATACTGCTGCTGAGTGGATTAAAGAGAATGAGCTTGAAGTTGAATCTGGAATCAAAGTAGAAATCGCTGAAAATTTGATTTCTAATATGAAGACCATTTTCGAGGATAGTTATGTTGAAATCCCAGAATCCAAGATTGATCTTGTTAAAGAAGCTGAGGATACCATTGATAGCTTGTTAAGTACAATTGATGAGAGCAAAACACAAATTGACACTCTTCAAGAACAACTTAATGACATCAAATCAAAGAAAATCGTAGATGAGCTGGCTTGTGAAATGACAGACACTCAAAAAGAAAAATTGAGTACTCTGATTGATAGTATTGAATACAAAAACGATTCTGATTATAAAGAAAAAGTTGGTGTTGTGATTGAAAGTTATTTCAATACCAAACAAGAAGATGACAAAAAAATTGATGAGGATGTTAAAAAACCTGTACAGGATGATAGAATGTCAATGTACATTAAACACCTCAAGAAAAAAGATTAATCTTAGTAAATAATTATAAATGTAATTTAGGAGAAATAAAATGATCGTATCCAATGCAACTATCCAAGAATTGACAGAAAAATGGGATGGTATTATAAATGAAGAATCTCTTCCGCCGATTCAAGATGATTGGAAGAGAAAAGTTACTATGCGTATGCTTGAGAATCAAGAGCAGGCAATGCTTGTTGAAGATCCTACAAACGTAGCAGGCGGAATTGCTACTTGGGATCCCGTTCTTATCAGCATGATCCGTAGAAATGCACCTAAGATGATTGCTTTTGATATCTTTGGTGTTCAACCAATGACTCAGCCTACTGGTTTGATTTTTGCTCTTCGTTCACGTTATGTGGATGCTGATCTTGATCAAGCAGGCCCTGAAGCATTCTTTGACGAGTCTAACACAGGTTTCTCTGGCGCTCGTGGTGATATGACCACTATTGGTTCTACTCCTACTTGGGCAGGTAAAGGAACTCCTGATGGTACTGTTACTGATCCTACTGATTCAAATCTGGGTTACGGTACTGGTATGTCTACTGCTGATGCTGAAAAGCTCGGTAAGACCAATGTCTGGAATGAGATGGCATTCTCCATCGAGAAATCTTCTGTTGAAGCTCTTTCTCGTGGTTTGCGTGCTACCTGGTCGACAGAATTGACTCAGGACTTGAAAGCAGTACATGGTCTTGATGCAGAAACTGAAATGACCAACATTCTTTCAACTGAGATTCTTTCAGAGATGAACCGCGAAATGGTACGTAGAGCATATGTTCTTGCTAAACCAGGTGCTCTTAATGCCACTGTTGCTGGTTCTTACGACCTTGATGTTGATTCTAACGGTCGTTGGTCTGTTGAGCGTTTCAAAGGTCTTATGTTCCAGATTGAGAAAGAAGCTAATCTTATTGCCATTCAAACAAGACGTGGTAAAGGTAACTTCCTTATCGTATCCTCTGATGTAGCTTCAGCTCTTGCTATGACTGGTATGCTTGATCAGGGCCGTTCTGCTGATTATCTGTCTCCAAATCTTGTTGATCCTACTGGAATGACTTATGTTGGTATGTTGAATGGTCGGACTAAGGTATTCGTTGATCCTTATACTACTGTGAATAGTATTCTTATCGGCTTTAAAGGTGCTAATCAGTACGATGCTGGTGCCTTCTACTGTCCATACGTACCTCTCAGTTTGTATAAAGCTACTACTTCTGATGGCTTCCAACCTCGCATAGGATTCAAACAACGATACGGGTTCAAAGAGAATCCTTTCGGTGGTACCACTTCAGCAAATCCTTATTTCCGCATATTTAAAGTTTTAAATCTTGCGTGATTTCAAGTAGTTAAAAAGTAGTACAAAGCCTCACTGGGAATGAAGCGCCCAGTGAGGCTTTTTTATGGCAAAAATTCCTTGACAATATAATCCTTATGTGTTATAATTACATATTATATAATACATAAAAGGAGAATAATGAAAGATTTGATGAAAAAATGTAAATGTGGGTGTGGTGAATTTGTTCGTCCTGATAGAACATATATTAATGGACACAATAGCAGAGGAATTTCTGTATCTCATAATGAAAAGACCAAAAAAATTATTTCTATTAAAGCCAAGGAAAGGTTTAAAAATGGACAAATAGTGAATTGTAAAATATATGATATCCCTTCCAAAGAGGATTTGGAATATATGTATAATGAAAAATTTTTATCCATGAATCAATTATCAAAGATGATGGACACATCAATACCTACATTGAAGAAATGGATGTTAAGTTATGAGATGAAAATAAGAAATCTAAAGAAAGCTAACCAGAATGCCTTGAAGACAGGTTCCAGAATATCATCTTATAATGATCCTGTTGTACAAAGAAAATGTTTTGATAATAGAAAAGTAATACGTCAATCAAAACAGGAATTAGAAGTGTATGAATACATAAAAACTTTTTACGATAAAGAAATATATCAAAGCTATAAATTAGAAGGCGCAGAAATAGATATATTCATCCCTGATAAAAATATAGGTATTGAATATAATGGATTAGCTTTCCATTCCGAAATGTTGCATTATGTTTTTAAAACTAAATCCTTAAAACAAGTAAAAACATTACATCAATATAAAACTAATATAGCAAGAAAAAATAATATCCATCTTATTCATATATGGGAAGATGATTGGAATAATAAGCAGGATATTATAAAGAGAAAAATATCATATCTTCTTAATGGCCCTGAGAAAAGAATTTACGCTAGAAAATGCAGTATTACAAAATTGTCGGGAGGAGAAGCTGAAATCCTTTATAGCAAATATCATATACAAGGAGGAGTTAATGCCACTGTCCATTATGGCTTGATGTATGGTAATGAATTGGTATCCTGTATGTCATTTACTCATAAAAAAGATGATTGGGAATTGGTTAGGTTTGCTTGTTCCTGCTCAGTTGTAGGTGGGTTTTCCAAATTAGTAAAGCATTTTATAAAATACAACCAAATCAAAGGTGAGCTGTATTCATTTGCTGATTTGACAATTGTTAATCCTCATAACAATGTTTACTTAAATAATGGGTGGCTGGAAGCAGGGTATTTGCAGCCTGACTATAAATATATTGTCGATGGTGAGAGAAAGCATAAATTTGGTTTCAGACATTCTTGTTTAAAGAATAAATTAGAAAATTATGATCCATCTTTAACTGAGCATGAAAATTGTCTTAATAATAAAATTTACTGTATATGGGATGCAGGAAAAATAAAATACACTTACTGTAAATAAATTGTTGACACATCCCTCATCCTATGTTATACTCTTTATATAGGATGCTGAAAGAGAGTAATTGAATAATAAATTTAACGGTAGGGGTTTGTATATGAATCACACAAAAGGTCCTTGGAAAGTAAAAGCACCACAAGGTGATTTTGGTTATGAGGTTGTTGGTGATAACAATGAACTTGTATGTATGGCTGGTCGACATCCATACAGTCAAAAAATAGCTAAAGCAAATGTTGAAATTATAGCTATGGCATTAGAAATGAAATCAATCCTAGAAGAGGCAGTTGCAGCATACGATGATTTCCCTCAAGAAGTCATTGTCGAGATAGCTCCTGATTGGTTCTTTGAGGCAGTGGAATTATTATCAAGAAATAAATAAAAAAATTGACAAGACCCGAGGATAATGTTATACTCTTTATATAAGATGCTGAAAGAGAGAAATTAAGAACAAAATTCTAAATAGCAAATAAAATGATTGAGTACACACTAGATTGGGTCAATGAATATATCACTGTGCTTTGTGGTAAATTTTGCGTATGGAATGAATCAAAAGATTTGTGTACTAGTGAATTTGATACATATGAAGAGGCAACTTCTTGTGTTCTGGTAAACATAAAAAGATGAGGCGTAATTTCTTCTTTGGTAAAGAAAGGGCTTGTTGAAGTTTTGGATCAGGAGGGTGAAGGAAAATTAAATGATATAACGATTATGACTACAAAAGAAGGTGCTGAAGTTTGTAAAGCATTATGTTTTGATACTGTTTCATAAATAAATTATTAGGAGAATGAAATGAAAAGCTTTTCAAAATTTGTTGTGGGTGTTGGTGTTGTTGCTAGTCTTATGATGTCCTCTCCTGCTCATTCAGTAGAATTGAAAGGAGATTTAGTAAAGTATGAAAAACCAATTGAATTGTGCTTAGAAGTTTATGCCCTTGGACTTGATAATATGATAGCCATGTTTGTTCTCGGAGGCAAAGAATTGCCTTCAGAATCAGAAATGACTGTACTTGACCAGAAAGCAGTGGATCTTTGTTTATGTAAATATGCCATTTTGAGCGTGACTTATAATGATCCTTCGAAGGAAAAACATTTTATTTCTGATATGGCAAAAAGCGAAGAGTTTCTAATGAAGGCAATGAATGATGCTGATTATGGCAAATCAAAGTATCAAGCAAATAAAATAGTTAATAGCTTACATTTTGGTTATTTGTCTCTCGCTCAATCGGTTGATGCAATGGATGTATGCGAAAAGTCTCTTCAGTAGTATCTTTTTTCTAGAATGATAAATAATAGAGTACATATATTATGAATTCATTCTCCCTCCTAGAAAAGCAACAGACGCCTCCTCTGTTGCTTTTCTTTTGGCTTTTTTTCCTAGAGCCAAAATTTCACTTGACAAAGCCTCTAAATATGTTATAATGTATTAATACTGATAAAATATTACAAGGAGCATATATGGCTATTGACCTAGCAAACCCTAAGGAACTTAATTTACTATCCGATAATGCCTTTCATTTTAAGATTGAGAGCCTACCAAAATTTTCATTCTTTGCTCAAACATTTGAATTGCCTGGTGTTAGTATGGGGCAGGCATTACGAGCAACACCATTAGTTGATTATCCTGTCCCAGGTGATAAAGTAGAATTCAATGATTTACAGGTAACTTTTCTTGTTGATGAGTCATTGGAAAATTACAAAGAAGTTTGGAAATGGATAATGCACCTCGGCTATCCTCAGAACACAAGAGAGTATAAAAATCTTGTTACTGGCAATTCACCTTATATCAGGACCTCAGATATAAATCTTTTCACATTGTCAAATAAATTTAATGTCATAAATGAAGTCCAATTTATGGATGCTTTCCCTTATGCTCTTAGTGGTATTGTGTTTAATTCTGCGAACACTCAGGTTGATCATCCAGTAGCTACTGCAAGTTTTCAGTATTCATTATATCGTTTCAAGGGTGATTCTACCTTTTAATTCAAAAGAGGAAAAATGTGAGTGAAGAAAATAAAAAAGTGTCCAATTCTTTGGACATGCTCAAACAAATGGCTGATGTTGATTTGAAGATTGATAAGAGTCTTCTGGATCAAGAATCATTGAGGACTCCTAATCTTCATAATAAATGGTTACGAATGCTTTATGACAGGAAGGAAAAGCTCAAGATGTTTGATTGTAAGAAGAAAATCCTTACAAGAGACAAATGGCTTTATTATAATGGAAAAGCTTCCGATGATGTTTATAAAGAAAAAGGAGTATTCAATTATAAAGTCATGAAGAGTGATTTACAAATGTTTATTGATGCTGATGAGGATTTCCATAAATTAGAAGCTCAGGAATTAAGAGTCAAGAATGAAGTTGAATTTATCCAGAACACTCTGGCTGAAATCAATAGGCGAAGCTTCAACATCGCTAATGCCATTAAGTTCATGATGTTCACAAATGGGTTAAATCCCTAAATTTGCAATTGTCAAAATGCCATCTTTTCATTCCAAATAAACTGCCTTCTTTATTACAATGAGGGCAGATTATTTTATCTTTGTATTTTAATGAATTTGTTTCTAAACGTTTTTTTGTTGATTCAGGAGAATTTTTTCTACCTAAAGCTGATATGCGCATTTTCTTTTTAGTTTCTTCAGAAACTATTTTACCCATGTGAGCTATACTTAATTTTTTTATCTCTTCTGGGTCTTTAAATCTTTGGTAGTTCGCGTTTGATATTTTGTTTCTTGATTCTAATGAATGTTTTTTATTAGTGTTTATTTTTGATAGATGTATAGCTAATTCTGGTCTTTGTTGATGAGTTAATTTATTTGATTTTGATATTTTTTCTTTGTTTCTTCATTATGTGACATGCCTAATCTAGTGGAGCCGCCAATACCACCTGTACAGGCATTATATGTATCTTTGCGATTAATAAAATCAGAATTAACAATTTCTATTTCTTTTTTGAATGCATCATCCTCATTATCAAAAATAAAAAGAATTTTTCTGGTAAATAATTGTTTTCCATATTTTGTATTGCTTGGTTTAATACTTTGCCTGATCCAAGATAACCATCAAATTCAATACCTTTTTGTTTATGTTTTCCTACATAAATTTTATTGTTGACAGTATTAGTAGTTTCGTATATAATATAATTAAACATAATTCTCCTTTGTTGTGTTTATTGAATATTTATACTTTTAAAAAATAGCAGAAATAAATCATTAATATATTAAATTTATGAACGGGGAGAATAGTTAAAATGTCATTTGGTGATATACACGTTGGTAAATTAAATGAAACTTATATGCAGATTGGGGCGGATAATGCTATCTTGAAAGAGCTGTCTGATTTCTTTTCTTTCGAGGTCCCTAATGCTAAATTTATGCCACAAGTTAAATACGGCATGTGGGATGGAAAGAAAAGGCTATTCAATTATACCAATCAAACATTGTATGTAGGATTGTATCGGCATTTGCAGGTATTTGCTGCTGACAGAGAATATAAAATCATTGAGTATGATTCTGTGCTTCCTATAAAAGATGTCTCATATGTCAATTATGAGAGTTTTATGAACAGTTTGAATATTCATTCCGATGGCTTTAAAATTACGCCTCATTATTTTCAGGAGACTGCAATTCTTCACGCTCTTAATAATGAAAGAGCTACCATAGTAAGTCCTACCTCTTCCGGAAAATCTCTCATAATATATGCTTTAGCTGAATGGCATAGACAAAATAATAAAAGAATTATTATTGTTGTGCCTACTGTATCTCTGGTTCTACAGATGTATTCGGATTTTAAAGATTACAGCTCTGAAATAGAATGGGATGTTGCAGAACATTGTCATAAAATATATGCAGGAGAAGAGAAGGACAGTATAAAGCCTATCATAATAACAACATGGCAGTCCATGCAAAAGAAGAAACCAAGCTACTTTCATAAATTTGATGTTGTTATTGTGGATGAAGGCCATTTGGCCAAAGCCGATCAATTAACCAAGATACTTGAAAGTTCTGTTAATGCTTCAATAAGATATGGTTTTACTGGGACATTACAAGATACTGAAATGCATAAGCTAGTCATTCTTGGGCTTCTTGGTCCTGACAAAAAGATTATTGGAACAAAGCAATTGATGGATGAGGGATATGTTGCAAACCTTACAATAAAAGTGTTGCTTTTGAAATATTCCGAAGAAGCCAGAAAAGAATTAAGACGGGCATGTTTATCTGCAAAGAAAAGTGGTGGCTCAGCATATCAAACAGAAATGGAGTATATTGTTTCTAGTGAAATAAGAATGAAACAAGTGATGAATCTATGTAAATCCACTGTAGGCAATTCTCTGGTTCTGTTTCAATTAGTGGAGAAACATGGTAAATTGATAGCCAAAGAATTAGAAAAGAAAACAGGAAAGATTGTGCTGTTTATTAGTGGCGCTACCAAAGCAGAGGACAGGGAAGAAATAAGAAAAAGAATGGAGGTTGAGGAAAATATTATTCTTGTCGCATCATACGGAACTTTTTCCACAGGAGTAAGCGTAAAGAATATCAAGAATGTAATCTTTGCTTCTCCTTCGAAAAGTAAAATAAAAGTCCTACAATCCATTGGACGAGGATTAAGGGTATCAAAAACAAAGAAATCCGTAACATTATTTGATATAGTGGATGACCTTACGTATTCAACTAAGAAAACAAGCTATCCAAATTATGTAATCAAGCACTTCCATTCTCGCTGGCAATTTTACAAAGATGAAAAATTTAACGTAAAACTTTATGAAAGAAATATATGACTTGACATTAAGAATTTAATGTGATATAATTAATTATAATTATATCTTGAGGAGTTAAAATGTCCATATTGCGGAAAAGTTGGAAGAGGTAATTCAATGAAACGATGGCATTTTGATAAATGTAAAAATAAATAATTTTGGGATTATAATGGCTAAACGGATGAATTATGTAAATAATAAAAAATTCACTAAGGATATTATTGAATTTGTTAAGGCAAGAACTGAGGATGATACCATCACATTAAGAATACATCCTGCAGGAGAATATATAGGCCATTGCATAATGGAGATTTGTAATAACTTAGCTAAGAAGGCTAATTTCGTGAACTACACCTACAAAGAGGAAATGATTGCTGATGGTATAGAGAATTGCATCAAGGCTGCAATGAACTTCAATTGCGAGAAATCAAGTAATGCATTTGGCTATTTCACTCAAATCGCCTTCAATGCCTTTATTAGAAGGATCCAAAAAGAGAAAAAACAAGCAGTAAGGAAGCTTCAATTGCTTTCGGATCCAAAAGCTCTTAATGACATTATATCCAAACAATTCGATGATGGTGTCCCCGGCTCGGAGCATGAAGGGAATGTACAGCATTTTATTGATCAAATGCAGGCTACTCTTGTTGAGACAGGCCAGTTAATAGAATTACATCAAAGAGCATTGCCTAAGAAGAAGGATAAGCAGATTATAGAATCCTCTATATCAAAGTATTTTCAGGAGGATTGTTCGTGGCTTTAATTTATTATATTACTTCAGTGAGGTTAAATAAATGTCATTAATTGCATTGATTGCGGACACACATTTTGGCGCTGGTAATAGTAATAACATGCTTTTACGATATCAGGATGATTATTTTAAAGGCCTTGTTGAAAAATTAACAGCTTTAGGTGTTACTGATTTATTCCATGCAGGAGATTTATATGATGTAAGAAAAAGTATTAACTTCAAAACTCTACGGCAGACGGCTCGATTCTTTAGAGAAAGAATGCAAGCAGCACCTTTTAATGTTCATATCGTGGTTGGCAACCACGATTCATACAGCAAGAATACATTGAAAATAAATGCTCCTGTTGAATTGCTTGATTGGACTGATTTCAAGATATACCAAGAGCCTACTGAAATTGTTATTGATGACTGTAAAATTTTGATGATGCCTTGGATATGTAAGGATAATGCTGAAAGAAGCGAGTCCTTATTAGAATCCTCATTTGCTGATATCTGTATAGGCCATTTTGACATTTCAGGCTTTGGTATGTCAAAAGAAGTAATCAATAAAGTTGGTATGCCTCGCTCTACTTTTAAGAAATTCAAGAGAACATTTTCTGGTCATTTTCATCTACCAAGTGAGCAGGATAATATAATTTATGTAGGCAGTCCATATCAATTGACTTGGTCTGATTACGGGGACACCAAAAGGGTGATTCTGTATGATACAGTAACTAATTCAATGAATTATCTTGAAAATGATAAAAATATTTTTGAGAAAGTTCATTATAGTCCTGATATTGTATTGACAGAAAACCAATATTATGATAAAATTGTTAAAGTATATGGGAATGGCCAATGTAACTCATATGAGTTTGATTTGTTTGTCAAGAAGATTGAATCCCAAAACCCATATAGCTTGTCTGTTATTGATTCTGTTGCTCTGTTTGACGAAGTTGAATCAAACAATGTAAACATGACCAAAGATACAATGTCTTTTCTTGTTGATTGTGTAGAATCATTGGAAGCAAGTGATTCTGAAAAGGATGAAGTCAAGGCTTTGATGTTAACATTGTATACCAAATCACAGGAGCTTTCTTAAATGCTGGTGTTCAAATCTGTAAGATTCAAGAATTTTTTGTCGTTCGGGAATGTGTGGCAGGAAGTAAATTTAATGAATGCCAAAAAAACCATTATACTAGGAACAAATGGTCAAGGAAAATCTGCCTTAATAGATGTCATTACATTTGCCCTTTATAGCAAACCCTTTAGAAAAATTAATCGAGGGTTGCTTGTAAATTCCATTAACAAAAAGGATCTGGTTGTTGAATTATTTTTTGAGATAAAAGGAATAAATTATAAATTGATACGAGGCCAAAATCCAGGTATCTTTGAAATTTATGTCGACGGCGTTTTATTGCCTCAGGATGCTTCATCAAGAGACTATCAAAATATTCTGGAAATGGATATCCTAAAATTTAATTACAGGACATTTACTCAAATAGTAATCTTAGGCTCTGGTAGTTATGTTCAATTTATGAAATTGAGCACTTCAGCAAAAAGAGAAATTATTGAGGACATTCTTGATATCTCTGTTTTCTCTAAAATGAATGATCTACTTAAGCCAATGATTAAGGAAGGAGAGAATAATATTCAATTGCTTGAAAGCAAAAAGGATATGCATAAATCTCATTACACTTTCATGTTTGAAAAATCCTTAAAGAATAAAGACACAAAAGAGAAAAGAAGATTACAGAAGATTGAGGAAATTGAGAGATTGGAAGTGGAAAGACTTGAGAAATTGGAGCTGATTAATGAAACAGCAATCAAAACAATTGAAGTGGAACCAATTGAGCCTCCTAGAGCAAGAAAAAACAAATTGTCAGAATTTGGTATTGGTATAAAGAAAAATCTCTCACTTGTTGATACAGAGATTGAATTCTATAACCAAAATGATACATGTCCTAAATGTAAGAAGGTTCTTGATGATGAATTTAAAGAAGAAAGGATCTCCTTTCTTGCGGGGAAGAAAAAAGAATTTGATAATGCATTAGAACAATTGAATATAGGGCTGAATGCTGCTAATGATAAGATTAAGAAAATCCAATCATTAAATAAGAAGAATGATTCCATTAATAAAGCCGTCCAGGCTATTGAGGCTGATTTATCATCTATAAATTATAAGATAAATTACCTAAGAAAGGATATTGAATCAATCAATAATGAGGATGATGAAATAATTTCAGCTGATGAACTTGAGGAGCTCAAGAACCTCGTGAAGGAATCAGACCAATTACTACAGCAACAATATCATGACCTACACATCATGAAGCTGGGAATATCTATACTCAAGGACTCTGGGGCTAAAACATCAATCATAAAATTTTATCTCCCTTTGATCAATAAGACTATAAATTATTTTCTTGAGAGGTTTGACTTTAATGTACTGTTCATGTTTGATGAAAATTTTGATGAAAGTATCCGAGCAAGGCATATTGACACTTTCAGGTATGGAAGCTTCTCTGAGGGTGAGCGCACAAGAATCGATCTTTCCTTGATGTTTACGTGGCGTGAAATAGCCAAGAAGAAAAATTCCGCATCAACCAACCTTCTCTTCTTTGATGAGGTGCTTGATTCAGGCATGGATGCAGATGGCCTTGAGAATTTCATGGCAATTATTAGTGAATTTGATCCAGATACTAATTTATTTGTCATATCACATAGAGAAGGCGTTGAGGCTGGCTTTGATGCTTCTATAACAGCTGTGAAGGAAAATAATTTTTCAACCTATACATTCAATTAAAAAGGAGATGAAATGAAACTGTCAGATGACACATTAAATGCTGCGGCTAAGGTTGCTTATGAGAATTATTGTTACAAAACAAATTGGAGATCAATAGCTACTGGTGACATCCTTCCTCCCTGGTACGACCTCTCCGTTGAGGTACAGGATGCATGGAAGGCTGCTGTGATTGGGTTGGACGAATTTTATCAAGAGAAAAGAAAATAAATGCTTTTTTCTGTTGACATTGCATAGACCTCATGTTATAATGCTGTATATTGATTGATTGAGAGAGAAAATAAAACATGAGGTCTGTATATGTCATATATGAATTATTATCAAGTAGCAGAAAATAAAAAGAAAGAATTCTTAAGTCAGTTGCCTGTCTCTCAAGAGAGGAACAAGATACTTTGTTCTCTCCTCGCCGCAGAAAACATTTCCATTGTATACAAAAACGTAAAAACAGCTTCCTTTGATACTATCAATCGAGTGCTTGTGATTCCTCAATGGAATGATATCTCCGTTTCTATTATTGACAGGATTATCATTCATGAGGTAGGTCATGCTCTGTTTACTGAAGATTGGTCAGAATTGATGGCTCCTTTGTCTGGTATCGCAAGAAAGGCATCCAATATTGTTGAAGACCGTAGAATTGATAATGCTATGCGCAAAACATATCCTGGTGTTGCTAAGGATTATGCTGCTGCTGGCAAAGAAATAGTTGCTAAAAATATCTGGGACATTCAAAAAATTTCATTCAATACATTAGGTTTCTTTGACCGTGCCAACATGCTTTCAAAGGTAGGGCATTCCAAGGAGCTTATAAATTTTTCTGCTCAAGAAAAAGGATGGCTGAAGGAAATAGAAAATGCTCAGTCTACTAAAGAGGCAGTGGATTTGGCAGTAAGAATTCTTAATGAGCTCAAAGAGCAAAAGAAAGAAGAGAAACCTGAAGAAGGTGAGGAGAAGGTTGAGGAGAAGGTTGAGGAAAAACCTGATGAAAAAGATCCTGGGGAAGAGCAAGGCGAGGATTTTGAAGAGGCTGAAGAGGAAAAAGATCCTGAGGAAGAGCAAGGCGAGGATTTTGAAGAAGTCGAAGAGGAAGAAGGCGAAGGAAGTAAATCCGAAACACCTGAGAAAAATACTGAAGAAGATGATGGAGCCTCGTCTGAAGGAAATGGCTCTGATGAAGCGGCTGCGGAAGAGGAAGAAATACTCTCCTCTGATATATTCGAGGACATTCAAGGTGATCTTGATACAGTAAAAAATAATCAATCAATCAATCATTACTTGGATATGCCTATCAATCCTAAGAATTATATCATTACTCTTGATACTCTTATGCGACAGGGCAATATTAAAAAACATGACCTAGAGTATTGCAATTTCTCTAAGGAAAATCGTGTTTCAATTAAGAAGGATGCTGCTCAATTGTTCAAGGAATTTTCTGTAAGAAAAGAAGCTAATGTTCATAACACATTTTTTACTGACCGCGGAACATTGGACATGAATAGATTGGCAGAGTATAAAACGAATGATCAAATTTTTACGAGAACGGTAAAACGAGTTGCCAATGCCCAGAATCATAAATTTTATTTCTTGATTGATTATAGTGGTTCTATGACAGGCCAAAATATTGTGTTTGCTGCTAGGCAGGCTTCTGTGTTCAAGGAATTTTGTCAAATGGCGAAAGCTGAGTATGAAATATACTTGTTTACTACTGGTACTTCAAAGTTAGGACCCGATCGGGATTCTTATAAAGCGGTTCTTGCTATCGATAATGGTCGAAAACAATATTTTGTTGGTAGTGTTCAATTATTAGAAATCGCAAATAATAATCAAAGTGAGCAGGATTTTTATAACATTATGCATTGCACAACCCGACATATGCTAGCTGATTATCATATGGGAGGAACACCTTCTACTCATGCTGTTAAGTTAATCCGTACTTTGATTGAAAAAGAGAAAGCTGCTTTCCCTGATAAGAAAATCAATTTTGTCATGCTTACAGATGGAGAAGAAGGTTCTCAGTTAGGAAATAATTGTATTTTTGAATCTCAGGACAGAGTTCATTATTCAACTGCAGGTTCTTCTTATCTCGCACAGCTGAAGATGCTGAAAAAGAGTTGTCATTCAATTCTTGGCTTTACAATTGGCACAGCACGAACAATTTATGATAATATCAAGGCTTGCGACAATCCAGACAATAAATCATTCAGTGAAATGCATCATGATTTCAAAAATGAGTTAATCAAAAATCATTACCTGAAGCTCCCTTTGGATGGCTTTGATGATTTTTATGTCTTGAAAAATACGAGGGAAGGTTCTCTTGAGGATGAATTAAGCAATATTGATTCTGATGCATCCTACAAAAAATTCTCTGCTACTTTCATCAAGAGCCAGAAATCAGCGATGGTACAAAAAGAAATAACAAAGAAAATATCTGAAAAAATCTCTTGACATAAGGAGAAAATATTAGTATAATATCTGTATAAGAATTTGACAGAGGTATTAATTTTACTATGAGGTGTTACTGATGGACATGACTGACAAACAAAAAGGTTTCTTTTCTCTTCTCAAAGAAAGAGTTGCAGATCCTAAAAAAGTTACTGATATTGAAATTAAGGACGTAGCTGCGCATACAGGCGTCAGGGCTCCTTGGAAATGCATTACTCCTTATACAGTTGAAAAGGATGTTTTCGATTGCACAGTTCTTTTTGATGAGGTCGCAGGCATAGTCAGTCAGTATAAAGCTCAGCCCTTTGCAAAGGCTCCTGCACAGAAAAGAGAGAAAAAAATCAAGAATCAGGTTCCTGTCTCTGAATATGTTAAAACCTCTGTTGTTGATTCATTAGAGAAAAATGTTGAGGAGATGATTTCAGCGGATTATTTTGTCCCTGTCATTAATGAAACATTTGTTCCTTTCGGTTCTATGTCAACTACGACAAAAGTTATCAAATCAGGCAAATTCTGTCCAATGTTTATTTTCGGTGAGACAGGACTTGGTAAATCATTCTCTGTTAGCCAGATAGCAGCAAGAGCAAAAAGAGAAGTGATCAGGATCAATGTTACCGCTCAAACATGTGAGGAAGATTTAATCGGTGGTTTCCGATTGATAGATGGCGAAACAGTATGGCAAGATGGACCCTTAGTAATCGCTATGAAAAGAGGTGCAATCCTTCTCATAGATGAAGTTACTGCCTTGAATCCTGCTTATGCTTTCATGCTGTTTACTGCTCTTGAAGGCGAGCCTATCTATGTTAAGAAAATTAACAAGATCGTTGCTCCTGCTCCTGGTTTTAATATTATCGCTACTGATAATACAAGAGGATACGGTACTTCTTCAGGTCGTTATGTAGGTGTTAATGTCCAGAACGAAGCCTTCTTGGATCGGTTTACTATTGCTGTTGAATACAATTACCCCTCTCCTACCCAAGAGCTGAAAATTATTTCTTCTTTTGGTACTGATACAAAGATTATGCAGGAATTGATCAAATGGGCGAATTTTGTCCGTAATACATACAATGAAGGAGCAATTGATGTAACAATATCTCCTAGGAGATTGATCAAGATTATGGTCATTAATGATATCTTTTGTGACCTCAAGCAATCAATCAGGCATTCCATCGCACGGTTTGAGTCGGATGTCGTGGAATCTTTGCTTGATTTCTTTGATAAGATTGTTAGTGATCCTAATTACTCTTCGGACGATTTTACTTTAGAATTTGAAGAATAGAAAATTTAAGGAGGCTTTATGTTTATTTTGATTGAGAAAGATGATGGAACTTTTATTGTTCGTAAAAAGGCGGGCATTCGTGAAGTATCGGAGAAGGACAGCAAGACCACAGTATACTTTTATCACAAGAAGGATTATCCAATCCATGTGGAGGAATCACCCGAAGCTTTCGCCCTAAAACATAATTTGGTATAAATAGTCCTTGACAAGACAAGGAATATGTGTTATACTTCTTTTTTGTAGTAAAATAATATTAATTAAACAGGAGATGTGAATGAAGATTTCAAAAGAAACAATGGTTATACTGAAGAATTACACTCAAATTAATCCTTCAATTCTGATCCAGAAAGGAAGCACTCTTAGGACGATTGACCATGAACAAACTATCACTTCAAGTGCAGCGGTCAAGGAGGATTTTCCAAAGGATTTTGCGATTTACGATTTGCCTAATTTTCTGTCAGTTGTGAATATGTTTGATGGTGCAGAGCTTGATTTCGGCGATGATGATACTAACCATTGTATAATTAAGTATGCTAATGCTGATACTATGGTGCGGTATATGTATGCTTCTCCTGATGCTGTTGAACATGTTAAGAAGGATATTGTTATGCCTATTACTGAAATCAATTTTGATATCAGTAAGGAGCAGCTGTCAACCATCATGAGAGCGGCTATTACTATGGATCTACCTCATATTCTGTTGACCCCAGATGGTGATAAAGGGATAATTATCACAGCAACCAGTGTTGATAATCCTTCATCTAATACATTCAGGATTTTTCTCCCTGCTGAGCTGACAATAAAGGATTTTTACGTGGTTATTGATTTTCAGAAATTTACCAATTTGATGGAAAGCAATTACAGTGTAGGTATTTCCACCAAAGAGATTAGTCATTTCTTTAACCCTAATATTGAATACTGGATTGCACTGAATACGAATTCTTCCTTTGAGGATTAATTATGATTTCTACGTCAAAAAATAGTTTGTGGGTCGAGAAGTATAGGCCACAAACTATTGAAGATTGCATTCTCCCTATAAGTACAAAGAAATTTTTTACTGAAATGAGGGAGTCCCGAGATATCCAAAATATGCTGCTTACAGGCAGTCATGGCGTAGGCAAAACCACAATTGCTCAGGCTTTCCTTAAGGAAATGAAAGCTGAAACATTATTCTTGAACTGTTCTAAAAACAATTCAATTGATGATGTTAGGACAAAGATATACAATTTTGCATCTTCTATGTCATTATATGGTGAGGGATTAAAAGTTGTCCTAGGCGATGAGTTTGATTATTTTGGACAAGCAGGACAAGCTGCTTTGCGAGGCGTTATTGAACAGGTATCGAAAAATTGCAGGTTTATCTTTACTTGCAATTTCCCTAATAAGATAATTGCTCCTCTGCAATCTAGACTCTTGCTGGTTGATTTTAAAATTCAGCCTAAGGACAAGCCTGAGCTTGCAAAGCAATTCATGAAAAGATGCTGCAACATTCTTGATCAGGAAGGCGTGAAGTATGAAAAACAAGTCTTGGCCATGCTTATTCAAAAACAATTCCCTGATTTCAGGAAAGTAATTCAAATGTTGCAACATTCATCATTGGTTGGTGAATTAACTATAGAGGCCTTGGATAAGTCAGATGGTGATTTTGGCCCTTATATTGTTGCTTTGAAAGCAAAAGATTATAAGGCAGCAAGAACCTGGATAGGCCAGAATGCTGTTGATGCCTCTGATTTCTTCCATACTTTGTTCATGAAGGTTAATGAAATATTTACTAAGGATTCTTTAGCTCAGGCTATTCTAATTCTCCATAACGCCCAGGTCAATCATGCTGTTGTTGTTGACGAGGAACTTTCATTGTCGGCATTGACCATTGAGTTGATGTCGCAATGTTCTTTCCAGAAATAATCATTGACAAGGGATAAGGCTTATGTTATACTTCTTGTATATGATGCACAAGAAGTATAAATTAATTTTGGAGGGATGATGAAAAACATTATATTAGAAGGCCAGAGTGAGAGGATATCAATAGGTGAATTGCTTGATATCTTGATGGATGGGCATGTTATTATTTGTGATGGAATCACTTATAGCATGAAGAAACATAAAATGAATTACACAGAGGAAATAAATTATAAATTCTGTATTTTTGAATGCGCAGGAATACAATATTTTCATAGTATATCTTTGGATTCTTTCATCAAGATGTTTTCTAATAGCACTGTGAGGGTGGTATGCAAGAAGGATTAGGGATGTTTGATTACATTAAAATGATCACCACGACAAAGGAGATGCCTGAGTTTGATGACCATTTTGAAAAAACATATAATCCTTTCATGACAAACAGAGCTTTATCATTGTTCGGAGATAATTCAGTGGTAATAGCTAATGCTGTTAATAAGAATTATGGAATGTCCAAGAAGAATCATTTCTTGTTCCTGCATTCTATGGTGAGAAAGGGTAAACGTAAAAATAGCAAATGGCCTAAATTCATAAAGGAGGATAAAATATCTTTCATTATGGAGGAGTATAATTACTCTTACAAGAGAGCAAAAGAAGCAAGCGTGTTGATTTCAGATGAACAACTATTAGAAATGCGAAAATCTAAACAACAAGGCGGAGTATTCTAACAATTAAGGATGATTACTATGAATAATAAAATTAGTGTTACAATTGATGAATGGTATGCAAACATGTCCAAAGAGATTCAGCTTCCTACTAATGATGATTTCTTGAAAATCAAGGAAACTCTTACAAGGATCGGCATCGGTACTAACAAAGAAGGCCGTAATAAGCTGTATCAGACCTGCCATATCCTCCAGAAGCGCGGTAAATATTACATTGTCCATTTCAAAGAGCTTTTGCTACTTGATGGTAAGGAAGTTGATATCACTGATTCTGACTTTAAACGGCGTAATGCTATTATTGGATTTCTCGAGGAGTGGGGATTAGTAGAACAAGTTAAACCGCCTATTGCTGATGAGGATAAAGCTAAGTCTTCTTCAATTAAAATTATCCCATTCTCTGAAAAAGGAAATTGGGATTTAGTACCTAAATATACTATAGGGTCTAAATCATGATTGCATTAAAATTTTATGACATGACAGGCGAGGCTAATACTTCATTTCTCCCTGAGGTCAAGACTGCACAATCTGCTTGTGCTGATGTGAAAGCTAGGTTTCATTCAGCTGGTGTTACTTTTTTTGATGATATGAATGTAAAAAGAACAGGAAACGTTTATTTTAATTCTGATGATAGGAGATTTTTTACTTTGTATCCTAGGGAGAGGGCTTGTATCCCAACAGGTTGGCGAGTAATTATACCTCATGGATATCAAATGAAATTGGTTCCTCGATCTGGCCTTGCTCTTAAATTTGGCATTACCTTGATCAATACTCCAGGGACGATTGATTCGGATTATACTGATGAATTGATGGTTATATTATATAATACATCAAGACAACCTTATGTAATCACTGAGGGCGATTCTATAGCACAAATGGAGATTGTTCCTAACAATATGTCCAATGTAGAATTTTATGTAATTGCTGATATTCTTGAAGTGAGAGCACATAAAAGCACTTCAAATAGAGAAGGTGGCTTCGGCAGTACAGGAAAATAATACTTGACAAACCCTAAAAACAATTGTATAATGTGTTTATACAATTGTTTATAAGATTGTATAATGTGTTTATACAATTGTTTAATAGTTATATAAAATTTGAGGAGTTATTATGAGAATGTGGATGGTAGAACCTGAGATTTTATGCAGGAAACATCTTCTTGGCGAACATGTGGAGACTCATATGTTTAAGGGAAGTATACAGAGAAAAAAGAATATCAATGGGTTCATCAATAATAATTTGCTTGAACCCATGAGTTTATTAGATCGTCATGAGCAATTGAAACAAGAGATGATAAACAGAGGCTATAATCACAATTCGCCTCTGGTTGATGATTATGATCTTGAATATTTGCCTGATTCTGTGTTGTATTATGAAATTGATAAGGAATCAGCTTTAAAGGATTTAATTAAAAGATGTCCTGAGTGTAATAAAAATTATATAGAGAGAAATTCAATATGAAAGAAATTATTTTACCACATAAATGTAATTTTCAATTGAATATGTTTGAAACTGATGCATCCAAAGCCAAGTGCATCATTTGTGGAAAAGGCATTATGGATGATTATGTCCCTGAGCCTCCATCTGAAATCAAACCATTGGAATTTAAGCGGTACCGAAGTATTCATGACACTGGCTCCCAAAAAGTAATCAATAAAGCATATGAAGAAGGTCTTGATGCCTATTCATGGGTTGCTACAAATAAATACCATGGGACAAATTTTTCATTGCTAGCTGATTCCGAAAAGATCCTTGCCTGCTCAAGAAATCAAATTATACCTGAAGGTGAATCACATTTCGGCCATGAAGTAATGCTGCTTCATCTTAACAAAATAATCAAGGCGATGCAGTCTTATTTTGGTAAGAATATTCAAGTATTCTTTGAGTTGTTTGGTGGATCTTATCCTCATCCAGACGTGTCTGTATTGAAAAATTTTTCAAGAGTAGCTAAGGGTGTTTATTACTGTCCATGGATCGACATTAGAGTAATTGATATTAAGGTTGAAGGAAAATATCTCGATTACGATGAGATGGTTGAAATAGCACTCAGGCACTCTTTGGCAGTAGCGGCATTGATAGCTCGTGGAACATTAGATGAGATGCTTGCATTGGATCCAAACTTCGAAGACGAGACATATAAGCATTATAATCTCCCAAAGATTGAAGGCAATATTTCTGAAGGTCTTGTTATAAGACCGACTAAGGATTTATATTTCAAGAACGGCGAAAGGGTTATGCTCAAGAAAAAGAGTGAATCTTTTAAAGCTAAGAAAAGAGAGCCTAAAGCCAAGCAACCTGATATTGAACTTTCTGCTGAAGCTAATGAGATATTCAATGAACTTTCTTCTTATGTAACTGAGGCTAGATTTGATAGTATCATTTCACATGGCGGAAAGTATACCGCAAAGGACTTCGGAAAGCTTGTAGGTTTAATGATGTCTGATATTATGGAAGAGGTTGACTTAGGTGATTCTTTTGATTCAATTACTAAGGCAGAAAAGAAGCACATAAACCAGCTTTTAATGAAGGAGATTGGTGTCTGTATAAGACCTCTCTTTATAAATTTGGTTTCGGAATTCTAATATGCACACGAAGTATATATTTGATATATCCAAAGTGGTGTATCCTAAACCGTATGAGGAAAATATTTGGTGAATGTATGATACAATCAGGCAGAACAACAAGAATGATACTGAAGGCTTTACTTTGGTCTATGGAACATGGACCCGGAATGACTATAGTGGTTGCGGTTAATTATGATCATGCCTCGCTTCTTATGCGCAAGATGACTGATTTGATTTATGCTATGTTTAATATGGATTCTGGCATTTTCAAGATACATAGATCGGACAAATACATAGTGCTTGGTGAGAAGAAAATTCATTTTGTTTCAGGTTATGATAAAGTGGATTGGCTTTTACTTGGTAATCATGCTCCTTTCAGAATTTTCGAGGATCATTACTTTACTGCCTCACAGGGTATGAACAGACCTTTAAGATACAATAATTTGGCAAAAACAAAAATACTAGCAAAAAAACCTTTGACATTCTTCCAAAAATGTGTTAATATATTTAAAATGAATGAGTAAATATATCATGTAAAAGGAGCTTAGCTATGAAAAAACCAGAATTGAAACAATACAACAATCTAAATGATGTGGAAAAGAACATCATACGAGAATACAAATCCTGGAAACAATCCGAATCTCCTGCGGCGTACAAAATATCTATGATGGATTATTGGAGAAAGCGAGCAAGAACAGCAGGCATTGAACATATTCTATAGAAGAATATTATGGTACCATTATGAGCATAGGCCTGATATTGATCGTATCTGTGGTCTTCTTTTTGAGTCCAATGGAAATGCATTATGATTTGTCTGAAAGTATTGTAGCTGATCCTAAAGCAGAAAATAAATTGCTGAGGATCCAATCGATCCTCAGTGAAGGGTAATATATTATCTACCTTGTATAAATAAATGAAAGAAAACATTGTATTCATACAGACAAGATTTATTTGTAAAAAATGCAAATCTGAGTTGACTTATAAACCAAGATTTGGTGATTACTACTCTTGCGAAAAATGCGACTGCTGGACTGCTGAAATAGAAATAAAAGAAAAATCATATTTTGATAAAAAACAATGTTGACAAAATTCATATTTCATGTTATTATGTTGTTATAACAATGAAACAAAGGAAAACAAAAAATGAAAAAATTTCAAGAATTCGTGTTGTCTGAAAAAGTGTCCAAATTTGATCCTAATACTGTTTATAAATTGACATCTAAAGTGGATGCAGAGGGTAAAACAATTCCTTCTAGGTTTGATTTAAATGCTCCTCTTATGTTTCATGCTAATAAAGGAACTTCCGTTGATTCAGGACTCAAGAAAATCCCAGGCGGTATGTTTGAATTCATGAAGATAGAAGGTTCTGCTGCGGTTCCCTCTGGTAAAGTTGTAATGCTTACTGCTGGTCAAGTAAAGGACACAGGGAAGAAATTCACCAAAATCACTGGAAACACCAAGAAATACGAAATATCATAATATATTGCCGGTATAACTCAATTGGAAGAGTTCCTGATTTGTACTCAGGATGTTGCGGGTTCAAATCCTGCTACCGGCTCCAATTATTATTAAAGAGAAACAAATGAAAACATTTTCCGAATTTGGTGCTATTAAAGGCTCAGTGATTGACAGATTAGAAAAATTTCTTGGTCATCAGCTTAAGCCTGGCATGACAAAAATTGCAGGCTTTCAGGTCAAACTCATTGATGAACATGAACACGGAGATTGGCTTGAATTTGAATTCATCAACCAGAAAGATAGAAAGCCTTTTTCTGCTGCTATGAAGAAAGCAGGATTTAAGCTCAAGGCAGTAGGACAGGATGGAATTATTATCTCTTAAAATGAATGCGCGGGTTCAAGCAGGGCTTGCTCAGGCCTCATAAGCCAGATGCGCTAGGATCGTTACCTAGACCCGCAACCAAATAAATACCAACAAGATAAAGTCACAGTAATGGTTCATATCCATCTGCTGGTACCAAATTATAATATAAGGAATTAAATGAAAACATTTAAGACAATTGTATCTGAGTCAAGCTCAGTTCTTCCTCAGGATATGAAAGAATTTTTTGAGAAACAACTAAAAGCAAAGATACGACAAACAGGCACAGACCCTAAAGATAAGGATGCTGTTACAAAACTCATGAAAGCAAATATTGAGAGTTGGGCAAAGCTCTGGTTGCATCTAGGTAATTAAATATAATAAGGAATTAAATGAAAACATTTAAGACAATAGTAAAAGAATCAGTAAATGAAGCTAAGGATGCCTACAAAGTGTATCATGATACATATACTTCCGCCATTCAGGAGGTAGAAAAATTTGTCAAGAGCAAAAAATACATGCTTGATAAAGAAGAGATGGCTTCTGAGGTAGGTATGGGCCCCGCAAAGCCTGGAGCAGGAAAAACAAATCGATTTACCCTTCCTTTGTATAAAGAGAAATCAGGTCAGCAAGAGCCTGTAAAACAGAAGAAAGCAGTTCATTTCCAGATTTACGGCAGGGGCAATACAAAAGACCTGGGTGCTAAGTCCTACGAGTTAAATGTTTACATAAGCTAAGGAATAAATATATAAAAAATTTTTAAGAATTTGTTAAAGAAGAAGCAAAGCCTAAAAAGAAACTTTGGACGATGAAGTCTTTAAAATCCAAACATAAAGATGATAAATCGAAAATAGGCAAAAAAGATAACCTTTGCGTGCCAAAGTAAGCTAGAGGATTTTTCTGGATGTATTAATAAAAGTAAATAAAATATTCAAATCTATAAAAGTGTAATAAAAATGAACGTCCGAATTAATCTCTATAATCTAAAGCTAATTAATGATGCGAAACCTGCGTCATATCCTGGCCATAGATTTAATAATGGAGAAAGACTACTCAAATAGATTGAGAATATATACGGGAATTTTAAGCCTCGTGGATCTTCTTGATCCACGAGGCTTTCCTTGTTTGTGTGTAGCTAGCTTAATTGGCAAAGCTCAAGGTCCACGACCTTGCAGATTCAGGTTTGAGCCCTGAACCACACCCTATGAAAAATAAATGAAAAAAGTGCTTGCAATTTGTTTTTAGTCATGTTATAATATCTTTATAAGAATGAGAGATAAACAATACATCATAAGGAACAAAATGGACGCATATACGAAAGAATTTTTTGCAAAGCAATTGAAAATGAAATGCAGAATACTTGGTGTTGACCTTAAGGACAAGAAAGCAGTTGTTGAGGTCATGAATGAGTATAAAGTCGAGTGGTCTAAAATATTTCTTGCATTGGGGAATTAATTATGAAATTAGAAACTAAAGCAGATTGGCAGAGAAAGGCTAGAGGAAGAAATCAGGATGGGTATGAGATTTATCTTGATTGTGCTAACGACGGAAAAGGCATCGATATTACGACTGGGAAGCCTTTGCTGTCATATGATGAATGGATGAACAAATAGGATTCACATATATGGACAATTTTGATTGTTATAATGATGACCGGGTATGTGGCAATTGTATGCATTCATGGTGTGATGAAGAATGTACCTTGGATGGCAATGAAATCTATCCAGATACTGAAGGATGTATTGATCATCAATTTATTGATGAATGAAAAATAGTTGTTGACAAGACCTCAGAATCATGTTATACTCTTTATATAAGATTTATTGAGAAACAAAATTCTGAGGAGATCAAAATGCCTGATTATGCTGAATGTCAACATTGTGAAAATGAATTTGAATTTGATTTCTCTGAGGTAGAGGAAAGAGAGGATATGGATTATGAAGGTAGATGGTTTGTGTATTATGTTGTTGTCTGCCCTCATTGTCAAGAATATACGAGAACTGATTGGTAATAAAATGGCGCTGTAGTATAACGGTAGTGCAGCACTTTGTCAGAGTGTTAGGTGCGGATTCGATTTCCGTCAGCGTCGCCAAAAAATAAATACAATTAGTAAATAATTTGTTTTCAGGTGTATTATAATGATTGAGAAGTTCTAAACAATGAAATTTTGAAGGAGAGTTAAATGAAAGTTGCAGCTAGAAAATTAGAATTACAAAAAATGGCTGATTGTGCATCATTAGAGGAAATGTCGTATATGCTATTTTATGCAGCAGGTAAGCGTGGTGTAAAAAACCCATTGGATAAGAGTAAGCTCATTGAAATAATTTTTGCTGAATTGCTCGGACATGATTTATTCGTAAATGCATCAGGTGGAAAAAATAATTTAGACACCTATGGAGCAGATGCAAAGGATAAAAATGGAATAAAAGTTGAATATAAATCAAAAACTCTGACAGAACCTCAATATAATGCATGGGTGAATAAAAAATATAAAACTACAGCTTCAATGGTTTATAATGGCGCTTTTAGTGATGAAAATATATATAAGTATAAAAGTATAAGGCATATACTTTGTTTGCATTATCAGGGTACGCCAGTTGCTGCTATTGAAGTTAATGAGAATTTTATCTTATCCACTTTAGAATACAACCTCGAGGAGAGAAAGAAAAAACTTCAATTACCTGGAGCAAAACCAAAAACAACAAATGCCAGTACAGTTTATATAAAGTTTTCTGCAAATACGCCAACAGAAGGAAAAATCATATATGATTCAAATGTTAGATTGCCTGGAGTATCTCAGTTCTATAAATGATAATTCTGTTGACTTAGTTCTTACTGATCCTCCTTATTTTATAGGTTTCGATGGGGGAAAGGGTTGGGATTCTCAATGGAAAAGTGATCAAGAATATTTGGATTGGTGTAATCTATGGACTAAAGAGTGTGTGAGAGTGTTGAAGCCAAATAGAATGATATTAGTTTGGGGAACATTGAAGACTGATATATTCCTTAGATACAAATTGGAGATCCTAAACAACATTGAGGATCTATACCCTCAGAATGAGATTATATGGTCTTATAATTGGGGAGGCAGGACAAAGAAAAATTTTGCCAGAAAACATGAATACGCTTGGTCATATAGTAAAGGGAAAGAATTCTTGTTCAATGCTGATGCTGTCCGAGTAGAGAGAAAACTAAAAATAAATATGAGGACAGGTAAAGCTTTTGCAAAAGGAACAATACCTACTTGTGTATGGGAGAAAAATAATCATACATGCTCTAAAGATGCGATAAATTGGCATCCAACAACAAAACCAGTTGAGATTCTTGATAGAATAATAAGAGCATATACCAATCCTGGTGATACTGTGTTAGATATTTTCATGGGTTCAGGTTCAACAGCTGTTGCTTGTCTTGAATCTAATAGACAGTATATAGGTTGTGAAAAAGATCCTGAATATTTTGATAAGTTACAAAAAAGAATACATAGTAAAAAAGGTGTTCGTGATTTTTTATAAAGCCTGGGTATCCCAACGGCAGAGGAAATAGGTTTAGACCCTATCCAGTGAGAGTTCAAATCTCTCCCAGGTACCAAATTATAAGGCGGGTGTAGCTCAGAGGCAGAGCAGTAGGCTTCCACCCTATGTGCGAGATTTCGAAATTCTCCATCCGCTCCAAGTCAACTAAGGTGATAATATGTCTGACAGTAATTGGGAAAATATCATAGCAGAAACTAAGCCATTGTTTGACAAAAGATTTATTGAGAATAAAACAGGTAAAGTATACATTCTCTATGGCGTAGTTTACGCAAGTGATGATTACTATTATGGATTAGTAGATTTACAGGGAGAGAATTATCTTGCATCTTGTGTTACTGATTTACTTGGCAATGGTTTTAGATTGGTTGACAGGTAATATGCAGGATGTTTATAATGCAGTTGTTTCAAACATAAAATCAAAGGAGATTTATGTATAAATTTTTTATAGCCATTGTATGTGTTGTTTTATTGTCATCTTGCAGCTGTGGTTATCCTTATAAGGTCGGGGTATCTAGTTTGAGTTTTTCTTATGGTAATGTGGGAACTTATGGTGCAGGATCATTTTATAGTCATCCAGCGCCTGTTTATCAACCTTATCCTGTTTATCAACCTTATCCTGTTTATAGAGATTATTCATACAGACATCGGAACTATTACCCTCATCCTAGGCCAGTGTATAGATCACATATGAGAAGAGATCGTTGGTAAAAAAGCTCCCTGTACATGGCTAGGTCTTCTAAACCCGACCTTTAAGCATATGAAGGAAGGTATCTGGTTCGATTCCAACAGGGAGTGCTAAAGGAGATTAATAATGTTCAGTAATGAAATATTATTTAAGGACGTAAAGCCTGGGATGCTTATTCAAGGGCATAGACATTTTGGTTTGATTGCTGCAATACATCAAGAAGGAAACCTAGGAGCAATCTTCGAAGGCAAACCTTATTTGGAAATGTATGATGCTCAGGATGTGTACTATGGGTCGTCCTTATCTACATTTTTCCCTGAAGAAATGGTTACTGTGATTTCTGGTGAAGAGAGAGAAATAATTATCAAAAAAATACTGAAAGATTTGGAATTAAGATCAAATGATATACGAAAAGATTTAGTACGTGTTGAAGCTCTATTGGATGCGCAGGATTAGTTTAACGGTAGAACGAGTAACTGAAAAAGGTGCTGCCTTAATAAGATGGAAACCAAAAGGAGAATGATTTGGAATTAGTTAATCAGGAAGTCCAGGAAATGATGGTTGTGCCTTCAACGTATGAGGATACAATAAGACACATAGAGAAGATAGGAAGAATTTGCTATCAGTCAGAGGAATCCATAAAAGAAGGTTCAGCTGAAAAGTTTTGTTCTATGCTGTTCAATAAAGGCCATAATGCCATGATTGAGCATTCATGGGCGGTTTTGCGATTTAAAGATTTGGAAGAATCAGGATGGTATGATTATATCTTTGATCTGTTTCATTCTCCGTTTATGAAATTTGTTAATGCTGATGATTGTGTTTATGTCTGTGGTAATTGGAGAGCATTCATTGAATGCCTGAATGAGGATAAGAATTTGGATTTCTTTAAAGGCATGCCATTTTCTATTCTTAATTATTTGCCTCAAGGTGATGAGCTTAATGTTGATATTCTTCTTGATGATGAGATTCCTGAAAATCTTCGGGCTTTTACTGTTGTATTGAAAACTGGAAGGGATGTTACCCATGAGCTTGTTCGACATCGTCCAGCATCATTCGCACAAGAAAGTCAAAGATATTGCGCATACCGAAAGGATGTAGAATTCATTATTCCTTATTTCTATCAGGACATTGATTATTTCACTCCATTCAGTCGCAGAGTAAAGAAAAAAATTATATTCAATATGTGGAAGACATATCTTTGGATTACTGAAAAATTCTATAAATTCCTGCTCAGCTCAGGCGAGAAGCCTCAGGAAGCAAGATCAGTTCTTCCTAATTGTACTGCCACTCAAATAGCTATTACTGCTGATGTACCTGAATGGAAACACATTTTCAAATTGAGGACTTCTCCTGCTGCTTATCCTCAAATTAGAAACCTAATGAGAAAAGTGGAAGATTGGCTTTTCTAAAATAATAAATAGGAATATACAATGAAACAATTTTATACAGCAGGATATATTTAGGTAACCTTAACCAAAGGAGCTTAAACATATATGAGAATATCAGAGGTGTACGCCAAAACCAGTAATAGTTCAGTTTACAAAAAAGCAAGAAAATGGGTTCTTGAAAGTAAATGTGAAATTAAATGTGGATATTGTCCTTATCATAAACATGAAAATTGGTCCCGCCACAATGATAGCTGTAATTGGAAAAAATACAGAAGAACACAATACAAGAACAAGGCTATATTCTCTGGCGAGGTGATACAGCTGCAACCTGTATAAACCCAGTTCGATTCTGGGTATGGCTTCCAAATTTAAAGCAGGGGATTAGTTCAATGGTAGAATATCAGCTTCCAACCCTGAAGATGAGGGTTCGATTCCTACATCCCTTGCCAATGCTCCCTTAGGCGGCACCTACTCAAACGCTACGAACGTTTTATGGTCAGTTCAACTCTGACAGGGAGTTCCAGAATTAGGAGGATACAATGAATACTGATGATATGTTCACTTACAAGATTTGGGATAAGAAAGAAAAAGTATATGATTCTAATGGGAATTATGGACGAGCTGCTTATGATTGTTTCCCAGCCAAATCTGCTGCGAAAATTGCAGGTAGACGTTTAGGTGCAGGTAATTACGAGATACATAAATTTAAATTGGAAAGGGTGCATGAATGAAAGGGACGGAGAAATATACAAAGGTTGAGGCTGTTGATGAAAAAGAATACAATGCCCATCATCATTACGAGGTCCATAATGCTGAAAATCAAGAGTGCTTGACTAACATTTATTTTCAAAAAGGACCCATCAAAGAATGTGGTGTTAATGGCTGCCATCATGAGGACCTTATTGCTATTGTGCTTGACAGATTAGACAGCTTCCAGGAATCTCCTTATAATTGCTATGAAAATGCTATGGCAATCAGGAGCTTGGAGGATGCTATGGCATGGCTGAGGAAAAGAACTGATAAGAGAGAAGAAAGAGGCGTGGAAGGCACCCACATAATTTAAGGAGAATGCACAATGATTGAAGAAAAAGAATTTATAGATCTGCTGGGAGATGTGACAGAGGAATTTGCATCAAGAGAAACTCATAATCCTATCGATGGGAATTATGTCTTTGCTGCTCTGAGTGTAGAAAAGCCAATGGAGATGAGAACCCAGTTTGATGCTGTCACCTTCTCTGCTAAGGATAAATTTCTCCCTAATATGATAATTACATACATTACTGAAATTATCAAGAGTGGCGAGTCTGATGAATGCATCCTCAGCGCTGAAGCTCTTCTTGATCGTGTTTTTGCATACCAAGCAGAACATGGTACAGAATTACCTTCGGATACATTAAAATAATTTCAAAATAATTTCATTTTTATGTTGACACTTCCTGAGGATAATGTTATACTCTTTATATAGGATTGATTGGGAGAAAAACAAAATTATGAGGAGAAAACAACATGAATGATGCTGAATATAAAAAGGCACTTAAGGCAGCAAGAATGGACTATGACCGAGCAGTAAATAAAATCAGCACTGATTTTGCATTTTCAAACAATACGATAAAGATTGGTGACTTTGTTACTGATCATGTTGGTACTGTCAAAGTTGAAAAAATTGGTGTTTATACTGGTCTTAGCCAAAATCCAAAATGTACCTACTTTGGTACCTGCTATACTAAGAAAGGCGCTCCTTATAAGGACGATAAAAAAGCTACTGTGTATCAAAAAAATGTTTTAAAGGTGAATAGCGAAGTTTACAAGCAATAAAGGCTAGTTGTGCTAATGATATGCGGTTTGTTTGCTAAACAAGTCCAGGGTAAAACCTATGAAAGTTCGAATCTTTCACTAGCCGTCAAAAAGAAGGTGTTATGAAAGCAAGACAAAAGAAAAAGAACGATAAAAAGCAAGAGAAGTGTCCTGAATGTTCTTCCACAGATGGAATCATAGGAATTTTTTCTCACGGTAAGCTCAAAAGGACACTTTTCTTGTATTGCTCTAAATGTGA